GTCTACGCATCCTACAATCAGGAGAGGGCGAATTCGGTCAGTCGGCAGATTCGTATGCTGGTAGAGCAGTGGACTCCCTTGCAGTATGGATCAGCGTCGGTGCGTCGGTGGCAGACTGACCGTGGTGGGGGATTGCTAGCAGCGGGTCGTAGCAGTGCGGTGACGGGATTCAGCTGTGACCTACTCGTGGTTGATGACCCTATCAAGGACATGCAAGAGGCTCAATCCTCGCTCATTCGTTCTACCATAGTAGAGCACTTTGATAGCGTGCTGTTGACTCGTATGTCGGCGCTGAGCCACATCATCATCGTAGCTACCAGGTGGCATAAGGATGACCTAATAGCCCATGCCATAAAGACTCTTGACGCTCGCTATGTCAACATCCCAGCTCAGGCTGTGGATGCTGATGACGTGCTAGGTAGGGAGCCTGGAGAGTGGTTGGAGTCGGTACAGAATCGTAGTGTAGAAGGATGGGAGCGCATCCGTAGTGCTGTAGGTGCGTATGTGTGGTCTGCGCTATACCAAGGCACTCCAGTGGCTGTGGGGTCTAGTTACATTGATGTAGACCAGATAGATGTGATCCCATGGAACAGTGTGGTCTATCAGGACTCGCATGGGTTCCTCTCTACTCTAGATAAGGCCTTGGTCATCCAGTCGTGGGATCTGGCATTCAGCAATCGCGGAGACTATGTGGCTGGTCAGGTATGGGCACTGATCGGTACCAACTGGATTCTACTAGACCGTGTACACGAGCGGTTGACCTTCACACAGACTGTCAGTCGCGTCCAGCAGATGGCTGCTAGGTGGCCACAGACTAGCCGTATCTACGTAGAGCAAGCTGCTAATGGATCTGCTCTGATAGACACTCTTAGACAGCACGCTACCATCACTCCTGTGGTTCCCCGTGGAAGCAAGGAATCTAGGGCTCTGGCTGTACAGCCATTGATCGATAGCGGACTAGTGAAGGTGGTAGACGCTGCTTGGGACCCAGAGCTCTTCCAGGAGTGGAGGGACTTCCCCTATGCTCAGCATGATGACCAGGTTGACGCCCTCACTCAAGCCCTCAGTCAAACTCGCACGGACTTCTACACCTTAGGACAGTGAATCATGACAGATCTTAAATCGTACTTGCTGGAGCATCACACACCCACATATATGGCTTACTACCGAGGACGTATGAGCTACCGCTTTCACGGTGATGCATGGCGACGTTACGTTCAGCAGCACTATCAAGACCTAGCAGCTGGATTCACCAGTGAGAATATCTTCAAAGATGTGATTGATGCATATGCTGAGAACCTAGTACCTGTGGTGCCCGTACTCTCCTCGTTTAGGGATGCAGCTATCCCGCTGCTTATCCGTGGGGAGGCCTTAGCCATATTAACTAGCGATGGCTCCCTCACCTTCCCTGAGAGATTTGAGGTCGTCTCTGATGGAAATTACCACATGGCTATGATAATGACTCGGTCCCTACGTGAGGGGGAGGATTATCTTACGTTCATCGATAGTGATGGTAATGCTGAGCTGTACTCTATGCCCACTCCAGATGACTTATCTACCTCCAGGGAGGGGTATACTCTAGTAGAACAGACTACAGGGCATCAGCTCTACCGCTTTGCCATGGATACCCTTGGTATGGGGGATAGCTTAGCTAGCCTGCAAGATCGCATCAACCACAGCATTATTGACCAGACAGTAGTGGCAGAGATGTACGCTCGTCCCTTCTGGTATCTGCTGAATTATCAGTCCACACCACAGAATCCGTACATAGCTCCGGAGCTGCAACCTCCGCATCAGCCGTTGGTGGAGCAGGCTACCCGGTCCGGGGGTGGACGGGTGTTTGCTACTAGCTCACAGGGACCGTTTGGTCAGCTGGAGCCTCCCACCATTGGCGATATGGTCAACTACCACGATAGCCTCATCCGTAAAGTCACTCAGACCTCAGGAATTCCGGAATTCTACTTCAACCCGTCAGGTGGCTCTACGGTGAGTGGACGGGCTTTGATGATCCTCAGCAAGCGATTTAATAACCGCATCTCACGGATCCGGGAATCTATTGAGCCAGAGTTGCTCCGGATGCTAAGGGATATGGGAGTCTATGCTGATGATGCTGACGCTCCACATCTGTGGTCAGTGGATACTGACGTCACTCAGGGAGCTATTGATGAGCATGGCTTGGCACTCACTCAGATGGGCTTCCCTAAACGGTATGTGGCTGAGGTCGTTGCACCAGGAGTGAACTTGGATGATTATGCTGATGATGGCTATCCCGGTGGACCCAGCGTGGCCACCATGGAAGGAGCCTAGCCATGGCCACAGTACCTACGGGACGTATGGAGGCTGAGCTAGAGGCGTACTATCATCGGTGGGTGATGGGGCTTGCCTCCGTGTCTGAGAGTGACCTCCCTGCCTATGTGAGGGAGTTCCAGCGTGGTAGTGAGCTCATTATCCGTCAGCATGGTGGGGAGGTAGTACGCTTAGGCACACTAGCAGGCTTCCCCCCACCGCGGGAGGTACCACTCAGCCTACATGCAGACCACATCTACAATGCCATGGAGCTAGCTGCTATCCGTGCGGGGATTGGTCAGGGCTTGAATGCTCGATCAATCGCTAAGCATATGTTTGATGCTGGTATGGATGCCGAGTTCTACAAGTTAGAGCGTCTTGCCCGTACGGAGGTAGTGTCTGCATATTGGGCTCACCAGTGGGACCAAGCATCCGGTCTGGACTTGGTGATGGTGTGGTCAGCAGAGTCTGGCAAGCGTACGTGTCCATGGTGCCTAGCCAAGGATGGTGTGGTCGTAAAGGACAAGTCCATTAGGGATCATCCTAATGGTCGTTGTACCCTACGCCCCACCTTGCCCTCCGATGTCCCTGTTCGTAGCACAGCGGGGCATAATCCACGGTTTACTAGGGATCATAAACCCGAGGGATATGCTCTACCTACAGATAAAGCCCTGAATCAAGCCCTACGTGGTGGGCTGGACCGTGCATTGGTGCAATCCCGTGCTGTGGCTGGTGCAGTAGGGGGGATGGTCTCCCAGGGCTGGACTAGTGGTGAGGCTGCTAGGTATCTGCGCACATTCCCGGGGATGGGGTCCCCAATCTCCAGGGAGGATTATTCTTTGCTTCTCCGTGCTCTGGAGTCTTACGCTCAGGATCTATATGATGGTTTGAGCCCTGATGACGTCCCTGATGAGCTCTACCATGGAGGTGACCCTAGCCCTATAGGCATCAGCAGCTGGACTACTAGCCCTACCACAGCAGGGCTATATGCAGCGCGTAATGGCGGTAGGGTGTGGCGTGCTACCACACCAGTGGGGTTGCATGCATATCCACTACGGGGGGCGAATCCCACTCAGCAGGAGTATGTGGTGCTAGGTATGCCCCGTAGGGTGGATTCTACAGGTGCTCAGGTGGAGGCCATGCTGGATGCCCCCACTGAGCTACTGCTAGTAGAGCATGCCATAATGTCCCGGCGGAGGCCTCCATAATCCTATGACCATACCGTTTGCTGAATATTTGCGCACAACCTACTTATATGCTATACTAATGGAAAGGACCCGAGATGGGCACCACAGATACTACATCTACACCTACATCCGCAGCTGAGCAAGCTGCATCCACAGCTGAGGGCACTACGACCCCCACTAACACCGCAGAGACCGAGAAGGTCACTGATTCTAAAACTGAAGCTCACACATCTTCTAAGGAAGAGCCCACTTTCAATAAGGAAGGCCTGTTAGCTGACCTCTACAAGGAGCGTAGCCTCCGTAGGCAACTACGGGACAAGTGTGCAGCTCTAGAGACTGAGCTCTCCTCTCTCACTGAGACTAAGTCCACTCTAGAGGCCACACAGCATCGGTACGATCGGCTAGAGCAATTTCTACTACAGTGTGGTGGTGACGTGTCTAAGATTCTGGATAGTCGCACCTTTACACAGAAGCTCTTTGAGAGTGACATTTCTGTGGAAGATCTTGTCAGTGAGTGGAAGAAGCATAATCCTACTAAGACCTCTAGCGCTCTGGGTGGATCGGGCTCTGCTGAGGCTAAGCCCACTTTCAATGAGATTCTCCGAGCAGCTAGCAAAACCTAAGGAAGTGAGCCCTAATAATGGCTAGCATTTCTCGCGCGGATGCGCTAGCGCTCCTCGCACGACAAGACGTTAATGAAATTATCAAACCCGCTACTGAGAAGTCCGCTGCTCTTAGTGCATTCCGTAAGATTACCATGACAGCAGGCACTGCTCGTATGCCCGTTCTAAGCGCAATCCCTACAGCGGGTTGGGTCAAAGATTCCGCTACCGATCCTGATGGAGCCAAGCCTACTACAGGCCTCCGCTGGGAGGACAAAGAGCTCGTCGCTGAAGAGGTGGCATGCATTGTCCCCATCCCGGAGAATGTCCTGGACGATTCCCGGTTTGACATCTGGGCAGAGGTGCGTCCCTTGGTAGCTACGGAATTCGCTCGTGTGCTGGATGCTGCTGTGCTATTCGGCACCAATAAGCCGGCTACATGGACCTCCCCTGCACTAGTACCGGGAGCCGTTGCAGCTGGGAACTTCGTCACGGAATCTGACGATGGAGACCTTGCTGATGACTTCAACTCTGCATTCGCCTATGTAGAGAACGATGATTTTGATGTGAATGCGGCTTTTACTGGTCGCTTCCTCCGGGCGGAGCTCCGAGGCCTACGTGACAAGAATGGTCAGCCCATCTACCTGGATTCTTTGCGCTCCGATGGAGTGACCTCCATGGTTTATGGCCAGGACCTGTACTACGTAGGCAACCGCGTGTGGGATAAAGCCGCTGCTACAGCCCTTGTAGGCGATGCCAACGCAGCCGTGTTGGGCATTCGGCAGGATATGCAGGTCAAGCTGCTAGACCAAGCTACTGTTGGTGGCATCAACTTGGCAGAGCGCGACATGGTGGCCCTGCGATTCAAATTCCGTGTAGGCTTTGCTGTCGCATTCTCTGCTCCGGGAGCTAAGAATCCGACCAAGACATTCCCGTTTGCTATCATTAAGCCGGGTGCTGATGGCATCCCGGGTAAGGGCATCGGCAAGGACAATTAATCAGCATGCCTACGCTAGATGATGTACTCGCCCTGATCCCTGGAGGTGATGTAGTCTCCCAGGCTATGAGGGAGTCTGCTCTGGCAAAGAGCTTGATTCCGGACAGCAATGGCCACCTCCCAGGGGAGCAGGGGTACACTCCCACACATGATGCATTCTATGCAGCCCTCACCCTGCTAGGTGTGGTCCGTGCCCAACCTGCTGTGACCACAGCATCTAGCGAGTCTACTAGCATTAGTACCACCACACCAGACTGGCCCTCTTTGGAGGCCTGGTTGCGTAGCCAGAGTGTGGTCTGCCGTAGCCAAGATGCGCTAACCACCATCCCTATCACCTATGCTGATTACATCACTAAAGTCTATATGGAAGGAGAATCCTACCGTGGATATGACGCAGATTACTCCTAGGGCATCTGCCTTGATGACGGATACTCTCCTGGTAGACCGTGCTGATGCCTATAAGTTGCAACCGCCTGCAGTGGTGGGCTATGCTAGCAGGCGTGCTCGGGAGCTGGTGAGCCGGGAGATTAAATGCCTAGTGCAGGCTACTAGTACTGATGTAGTAGACGGCTTAGGCGATATTGCCTACAGTGTCAAGGTCCCTACGGGTACAGGCTTGAGCCCTGGTATGTTGCTGGTGATTACTCAGTGTACTAGGGAGCCTAGCCTAGTGGGTATGGAGTTGATGGTTGACAGCATTAGTGAGGATGGACTATCCATCATCCGCAAATGCACAGCTCATAGCTACACGACAGTAGATCATCAAGGGGTGTGACATCATGGATATGGGAGAGCTCGCCGGGAAGTTTGCTAAGGCCGCTGGACGTGTGGATGCTAAATCCGCTCAGCAAGTAGCCAGATTTGCTCAGGTGGGTGTGGGGTATGTTAAGCGTGCTATCCAGGACTTCCACGCTGTAGACACCGGAACCATGCTCAACTCCACCACGGCGGAGAAGGTAGGTGAGGCCACATACCTCATTGGCCCTACTGTGAAGTACGCTCCTTTTATCGCTCTGGGGACTAGCCGTATGGCTGCTAGGCCATTCCATACTAAGGCTGCTGAGCAGCTCCGCTCCCGCATCGGGGATCTGGACATGAGTGCTACCACGCTAGGACTAGACTGATGATTGAAGATGTAGAAAGCCACATCCAGGTGTTAGGAGCCCCCATATGCAGGGGTTACCCCCACACCACAGTTAGGCCCCCTTACATCGTGGTGAGGCCTCTCAGCAGCACTGCTGAGGCCCAAAGCCTGGAGAGCACTATGGTGTGGTCAGGCGAGTATGCTGTGTACTGTGTGGCAGATACTGTGTGGGGCTCTGCCAATCTGGCCATGGATGTTAAGAAGCTCCTGGACGGGGTGTACATTGACGGTACCACCCTTACCGCTAGTATGAGCTATACTGGTAGCCCCGTACAAGGGCTGTATGAGTCCCTAGTAACTATTCAAAAGATGGAGGTATAACACACTATGACTGTAACATATAAGGTCGTACGACATAAGCAGGTCGGTAATCACTATGTGGTCCGAGCTGAGAATGTGGATCCAACCACAGAGGAGGTCATCCGGGAGCTCTCTCCCACAGAGAACCCCCTCAACTACCCAGATAAGCCTGTAGATAACCGACCAGCCCAGAGTGTGGTCAGCCCTCCCTCTGGTGACTCTAATCCCAAGAAGAAGGAGGAGAAGTAATAATGCCTGTCACTCAATGGGACCCGGCGACCATCGTAAGCCGTGGTAATATTAATGTGTACATCGTCCCTACCATAGCGGATATCGCTGCGCCTAAGCTCACGGAGTTGGATGCTTCTAAGGCAATCGGTTGCTCTGTAACCAACTTCAACGCTACTAGCTCTGTAGACAGCGAGAAGGTAGACTGGATCTGCCGTACTGAATCTGAAGAGCTCGCAAGTACGACCACACACTCCATCGACGATCTGACCATCAAGGTCACCGGTCAACAGGATGATGACTTGATCACCGCCATGAAGATCGGTGATGTGATTTACATCGTCCGTCGGGATGGTGTAGAGAGCAGTGCTGCTCTGGCAGTAGGCCAAGTAGTGTGGGTGTGGAAAGCCGTGGTGACCTCTGTGGATCCTACCGAGGCTACAAACGCCTTTGTGGGTGTTACAGCGCATGTAAACGTACGTGCACGTACTAAGACTCCGGTGAAGGTGGTGGCGTGATGTCTAACACGGTTAATTCCTTGGACGAGCTCATCGCCTTGATTGATGAGCAGCAAGCTGAGCGTTTGATTCTGGAGCTAGATATCACTCGGTATAGTGCTGAGTATGCTAAGGCTCTCAAGCGATTGACTGAGGCTGAGGCTATGCAAGGCCGTCAGTTGGCGCTGGATAATGCCTTCATCTCCTCCAAGAGTGAGGACATTGATTACCTCCGGGATCAGGTGGAAAAGCTACGACCACAGAGTGTGAAGACGGTCTATGTGGCCTTTAAGCGGTTGAGTGCTCGGGAGCGGTCTGCTCTGGACAAGCGTATCAATGAGAAGAAGCTCACTGCTCTCCAGCAATATGAGCATGCTCTCCCCAAGATGTTCCTGGGGATTTATAGCACCCCAGAGGCTGATGATGATCACCTCATCTCTGATGACTATAAGCTGATCAGCAGCACGTCTGACAAGACCTTACTCACTGGTCGGTATACGTCTACTGTGCCTACGGAGGTGTTCCAATGGCAGGATGGTGCTAGTGGTGTCCGCATCCCCCCGGAAGCATCGGTCCAAGACTTGCCTTAGTCTTGGACTATGCTGACAAGCGGGGCGTAGCTCCCAGCTGTATAGAGCAAGAGATTGACCCCCTACAGATGGACCTACTGCTGTGGTGGCGTCACATGCAGGGGGTGAAGTGTCCGGGGTGTGGTCGTCCTCTATCTCAGCACCTGCACAGTGACTTCCTCAATCGGGAGGAAACTTACGAGGATTACACAGCATACAGCTACGAGTGCCCCTCCCAGGTGGCACTACGTGTGAGCCAGAGGGCATGGAGGGATGCTAATAAGTCACAGATAGATGCATATAATAAGGGTGAGGGTCCTGATCCTCATCAGGGAGTGTTCTGGATGTCCAGAGGACCAGGGGAGCCCCCTCCACCTGGTGTAGAGTGATATAGAGAGTGAAAGATGTCTAATGACGTAAGGATCCGCCTGAGCCTGGATGGCGTAGGCGGTGTGGTACAGGGGCTAGGTAGCGTAGCTAGCGCTGCTACCAGCGCTAGCGGACAGCTCACCGCCATGGCCTCACAGGGCCTAGCCACAGCAGCTAGGGGCTTGCAAACCTTTACGTCTGAGGCATCCCATGCAGTAGGCCTGCTGACTACTAGTGTGGTCAGCAACTACGCACAGTATGAGCAGAACATCGGTGGCATCGAGACGATGTTTGGCTCCTCTGCTGATAAGATGAAGGCCTTCGCGGCTGATGCTTATAAGACCGCTGGACTCAGTGCTAATGAATATATGTCCCAGGTGACGTCCTTCTCTGCAGCTCTACTCCAGGGTCTGGGTGGCGATACTGAAAAGGCTGCTGATCTGGCCAATGTCGCCATGGTGGACATGTCTGACAACGCTGCGAAGTTCGGCACCAACATTGGAGACATTCAACACGCCTACCAGGGGTTTGCTAAGCAAAACTACACCATGCTGGATAACCTAAAGCTTGGCTACGGTGGCACTCAAGCAGAGATGGCTCGGCTCATTAACGATTCGGGCGTTCTTGGTGATACTATGACTGTCACTGCTGAGAATGTGAATCAGGTATCGTTTGATAAGATCATTGAGGCTATCCACACTGTGCAGGATAGGATGGGCATCGCCGGTACCACAGCTAAGGAGGCTAGTGAGACGATCTCTGGCTCCATTGACTCCCTTAAGGCCTCGTGGGCGAACTTCCTGGTAGGGCTCGGTAGGGATGATGCTGACATTGCTGCTCTACTAGGTCAAACTCTGGATTCATTGGAGACGGTGATCCAGAACATTACTCCGGTGATCCAACACATCGGCGAGAATATGAAGACTTTGGGTCCTCTGATCAGCGAGATGATCAGTGAAGTGGTAGGTCTTCTGGTAGAAGCTATCCCCGTGCTGCTAGAAGCCGGTATCAATATGATTGCTGGTCTAGTACAGGGGCTCACGGAGAGTGCTCCGCAGATTGGTCAGGTGATTGGAGACTTGATTCCTGCCATGGTGGAGCTGATCGCCATGGCGATCCCCTCCCTAGTGGAGGCTGGTGCTACAATCATCCTGAATATTGCCCAAGGCGTGCTAGACCATAGCGACCAGATATTTTCGGCTATTTCTACGGCTATCATCCAGCTGATCCAGATCGCAGGGGAGTTCCTTCCCCAATTCTTGGAGATGGGTGCTCAGCTCATCGTAGAGCTAGCCGAAGGCCTCAGCCAGGATGGTGGCAGGACTGTAGATGCTATCGTTACCACAGTGCAAAAGCTAGGTGAAGCTATCACACAGAACCTCCCCATCATCCTACAAGCCGCTGGAGAGATTATTCAGGCGTTACTGGATGGCATTATCCAGGTATTGCCGTCCATGATCCCTGTGGCTGTAGACATTCTGCTGAACTTGGCACAGTTCATTGTGGACAATCTGCCTCCGATTCTGGATGCAGGCATTCAGGTGATTGTGATGTTGATGAATGGTATCACACAAATGATCCCTGAGCTCATTCCTATGATCATTGACCTGGTAGAGAAGCTCATCTGGGCGATCATTGATAATCTCCCTGCATTCATTGAGGCTGGTATCAAGATGATCATGGCTCTAGGCGAGGGCATTATCGATAACATTCCCCGCTTGCTGGAGGCCATCCCTCCCATGATCAATGCTCTGATTGATGTGATAACGGAATATGGTCCGGAGCTAGCATCCGTCGGTCTTAAGCTGCTGATTGCTCTGCTGGACAATGCTCCACAGATTCTAGACGCCTTGATTGATGGCATCGGTAATATCCTTAGCCATACCCTAGATGCTATGCAGGACAGCTCTGGCGAGTTCGCGGAGATGGGTGGTGAGCTCCTCAAGGGCTTGGTGGAGGGCTTCCTCAAGCTAGGGAGTTATGCTATCCGTAAGATTCAGGAATTCCTGGGTGACCTGGTAGATGGTGCCATGGAATACCTAGGAATTCACTCCCCATCACGGGTATTCCGGGACCGCATTGGTGAGCCAATTGTGCAGGGCATCGCCGTAGGGATTGAGCGTGCTGAGGGCGAGGCACAAGCAGCCATGCAGCACGTTAATACAGGCCTGGTACGCACAGCAGAATCTGGACGCACCGAGCTCACCCGGGTAGCACGTAGTACCACTACCGACCTGCAAGACATCTGGGACGAGCTAGATGCAGCCTACCACGGAGGCGATTGGGGCTATGGGACCATCGCCAAGTATGTAGGCGATGATGCTGCTAGGTGGGTCACAAATGTGGCTGGAGGTCTAGGCCAACAGATCAGCAGCACACAATCATTCTTTGCTGAGTGGGCTAAGAATCTGCAGGAGGATGCCAAGCAGGTGCCCCGCACAGTAGCACACAGTGTGATCTCCACGACAGATCAAGCAGTCAAGACCACACGTAAAGAGTCTGACCGCTTGGTAGATAGCATCAACGTTATGTGGCAGGAGGTCCGTGCTGCATGGGACGGGGATGACTTCGGCATGGCTGAGACTCAGCGATTCTTTGGCGAACGCGGAGGCACCTGGTTGCTAGATGTAACCAGCACTATGGGTGAGCATTACCGTGCTGCTACGTCCCAGTTGAATGATTGGACGCAATCCCTCCAGCGCACGTACGACCGCGTAGCAGCAGATGGCCAAGCAATGCTGAGCCGTGTGGTCGGGCATGTGAGTGGATTCCAAGCTCGCATGGAGCAGGCCGGATTGCAGTTATGGAACTCCCTAGCTGCTAGGGTAGACCAGGCTAAGAGCTACATCACTGAGCGTGTAACTGTCATCACTGATGCTATCCAGGAGAAAGTTCATGCATACATAGATCCCATCGCTGCTGAGGGTGAACGTCTGCTACAGTCTATCACCAGGGAAGCCCAGACTGCTGAAGCTGACGTCCGCAGGGACGTAGGTAATCTGCTCCAAGGCATCATCCAGACTGTGGATGACGCTACAGGAGGCATGGCTACCAGTGGCATCAATCTGGTAGAAGGTATGTGGCGGGGTGTGGAGTCACAATCAGGCTGGTTCCAGGATCAAATGCGTAACTGGGCAGACGATATTGTCCGCAATACTCAACGTGAGCTGGGGATTTATTCGCCGTCCAGGGTATTCAGGGATGAGGTAGGTAAGCACATCCCCTCTGGCATTGCGGAGGGCGTGCAGGCTGCTACCCCCACAGCCCTGCTGAGCATCCAGCACCTGAGCGACCGCATGGTGGCCACAGGTATGCAGCATACCCTACAGGTAGCCATGCCCCAACCACACCCAGTGTGGGTGCAGCCACCACAGCCCGTACCTGTATACACCAGCACGCCTGTGGCTCCGGTAGCTGCTACTACTAGCCGTGCTACGCACAGTACCAACTACAACGCCCCACTGGTACACGTAGAGCACATGGAGGTGCGTAATGACCAAGACATCCGGGACCTAAGCAAGCAGCTCAAGCAAGACATTGACCGTGAACGCCGAGCACGAGGGGAGATTGACTAATGGGATTCTACCTAGGGGCAATGAACACCGATACCTATCAATCACCACACGGGAGCCTATATGCTGCTCTAGACACTATGCCCACTGTAGACGTGGACATCCGCACGGATGCCCTCCGGGATGTAGGCTCCCTGTACCGTAATATGCGTGTACGTCCTAAGAACTGGAAATTCCAGCTGACTGCTACCGCATATAGCGCAAAGAGCCTAGTAGCCCTAGTTCAAGACGTCAGTGATAAGCTCAATCCCTACCTATCGGAGGGATTGCAGGCATTCCATATGTCCCACATGGAGGACCGATGGAAGTACGAGGGCATACTCAATGCTCCCCTGGAGTGGACGCGGGATAAGGTCTTGTGGACCGGTAGGTACGGTCTGCATGTAGCTACTGCTAGTGTCACCATACTTACACCCATACCCTATGCCACCACGCGGGAGGTAGATACATCCACCCAAGCAGGAGCACCTATTCAATTCACTCGGAAGTGGGGCAATCTGCCTACATATCCTAGGGTGAGCGTCCATGCGGAATTCGGTGCACAGACCACATACTCTCTGGCTGGATGCACCATTCAAGGTCCTATGACTAAGGATGATGAGATGATCTGGGATTTTGATAACATGGACTTCTTCATCATCCGTAACGGAGCTAGAATCGCTAATGTGGCACATAGGTTCACTGAGTTCAACCGACCCAGTGTGGTCGTAGGCAAGTCCATCAGCTGGACGCCTACTCTCCGCGGTCCTGGGACCATAGAGACCACACGCGTATTAATCTACTCACGGAGGTATTAACCATGGTTAGTGTACCTGCATATACTATGGAACCAATTTTTATCAAGAATGACACCGGAGGAGTATTCCTGCTAGATAGCCTACGCAAATGCGTTACGTATGATTCTACCTCTGGAGAGTCTACCCTGGACTTCACCTTGCCAAGTGACGATAGCCACATGTCTGCTATTACCCCTGAGGCTCAGGTCCGATTTAAGGGCAAGGAATACCGCATCCGAGGGATCACCCATTCCAAGGACTATATCACCGGATATACTAAGACTGACGTCTACTGTGAGCGCCTCCGGTACAACCTGAATTATGCTGGTCAGGTAGAACAGCATGAATTCTCTGGCGCTGACATCATAGAGACGTCTGCTCTGGTCCTAGGCAACAGTGGCTGGTCCATAGGCAGATACGACACTCAAGACGTCCTCAACTGGACTATGGAGAAGGGTACCGTGCTTGGGTCTATTCATAAGATCGCCAAGATGTATAGTATGAGTGTGGTCTTCCATGATGAGTCCAAGACCATAGACATGGTGGCTAGTCCTGGCAGACAGCGAGGCACATTCTTCACCTACTACCAGGGGATTGCTAGCGCTACCAGACGCGTAGACTCCTCTAGCCTAGTGACGCGTATCTATGGACAAAATGCCGAGGGAGCTACATTCGCTGACATTAATGGAGGTAAGCCCTATGTGGAGGACTTCACCTATACTAATGAAGTCCGTGAGGCCACCTACGACTTCCAAGGAGCGACGAGTCCTCAGGCGATGTTGAACTATTGTCAATCTTATATCAAGAGGAGGTCTCGTCCTCGGTTCAGCTATGAATACACCCTCAGGGATCTAGAATCCCGCACAGAGGAATTGCAACGATTCGAGATCTTTGACGAGGTCTTTATCCTGGATGAGGACTTTGGTAGCTCAGTCAAGGCTCGGGTAGAAGGCCTACAGATCGATTGGCTAGATCTGGGAGAGAGTAAGATCACCCTGGACTCTAAACTAGCCTCCTTGTCGGGTGGAGGTGACAACGAGCCTGGAGGCATAAATGCAAGTCCAATATCCGTCTATAAGGATGGCAAGACTAATCCTGCTCAGGTAGCAGCACGCCCCCAACCACCTACCAGGGTACGTGTAGCCTCTAGCGGTTATTGGTATGGGGACCAAGCATGGTCCAGCATCCGTGTGACATGGGATCCAGTAGAGCGTGACGTCAATAACGCTCCGGTGAAGATTGCTTACTACCTGGTAGAGACCAGTGGTGGTAAACTAGCAGCTAGCAACACCTCCGCTACGGAGGTAGAGATAGACGGCATCCGTATCAGGACTACCGTGAATGTACGGGTCCGTGCGATAGCAGAGAGCGGATTTGAATCTGGCTGGAGCCTGGGTGTAGCTGTGGCCACTAGCGCTCCGACCACACTGCTAGACCCCCCTACGGCTCCATCCCTCTCCAGCAGGGAGGGCATGGTAGTTGTGGCTTGGGATGGCAAGCTCCGGTCCCAGGGTGGAGGTTTAGCCCCTGCTCCACTGCACCTAAAGCACGTAGTTGTGGAGGAGTGGGTCACCGACCACTGGGAGGCCCGGGGAGCTCTGAGCGCTAGTGGAGAGCTGGTCATCCCCAGGAATGATGCTGTGGGTAAGGACTTAGAATACCGATTCATCTCTGTAGATACCAGTGGACAGGTGGGGGGCACCAGTACTAAGACCACAGTACGTGTGGTCAATGCCACTCAATCTAGCATCAACCAGGCCATGACTGATGCTAAGAATGCCCTAGCAGAAGCCAAGGGTGCTAAGACCACAGCAGATGGGAAGAGCCGCATCTACGTACAGACCAGCCGACCACAAAGTGACGCTAAAGCGGGCGATCTATGGTATAAGCTGGATGCTAGTGGTAACATCACAGAGGTACTAGTAGCCGCTCAGCAGGGGACGGAAGTGGTATGGAATCGCCGCAATATGGTGGCTAGTAGTGTGCTGGTACCCGGGAGTGTAGGCTCCACCACCATACAAGACGGCGCTGTGACCTCCACCAAAATCGTAGCAGACAGTGCCCTGGTCTCCAAGCTGATGACTCCGGAGCTGATGGCTGGTCGCATTCAATCCTCCTACCTGAATGCTAATGCCATTGATGGTAAGACTATCACAGGAGCTACCGTGCAATCCTCTGCTAGTGGCAGACGTACCGTACTCAATTCCCAAGGAATAGAGGTATTCAATGCTCAGGGACAGTCCCAGGTGAGGCTGGGTTTTAACTATGCTACCGGTCTGGCGATTGCTGATCCGAAGACCGGTAGCATGATTGAGGCTAGCGGGATGATCTTCGGTGCGAACTCCATCGCCCGGATAGACTCCTACCGTAACACATGGCTAGGCATGGCACCTACCGGTAATCAATCCCAGCCATGGCGTAGGGTAGGGCAGTATGGTAGTGCGCTACAATCCCCCACCAAGCGGGCGAATATAGTATGCTATTGTGGTGTGGCTACTAGGGCAAACTCCGTGGAGACGAATTCTATGCAAGTGGTGCTGAATGTGCACAGCAAGGCTATGCCTAGCAGCCCTACTGATGGGCTGCTGTATGCAGGGCGTAATGCCGAGAACTGGGAAGACGTACTATTCCGCAATAGTGAGTTCTTCATACTCAACGAGTATGTGTCCTGGTCTGGCACAACGGCATATCCTGTGATTTGGTTCTACAATAAGAATACTCCAGCATCCCACAAAGAGATATACGTATGGTCTAATGATTGTTTGGTGATCCCAGCATGATTGACATCAGTGTAGACCTGACTAATGAGATGATGTGGTCCATGCTCACCACAGGAGATTGCGAGTATCTAGACCCCATCTATAACTCATACCAGCAGTGGTATGGAGCCGACTATCCCAACATCAAGCAGTATAGTGGTACTGTAGTCCCTGGAGGCTTCGAGCCGGAGCCGGGTCATCGTACGCGGCTCCCTCTCACAGAGGTGATGCAAGAATCTGGCGAACCTCCATATAATAAGGAGGTGACATGTGGTATCACCATCAAGAGTGAATATGCTCCCAGAGTGGGTAACACACAGGTGGTGCTGCAAAACAGCCGTAAGGTCCCCAAGAGGCAACCCCTCACGTGGAAGTCCCGGGGTAATAACATATACACGACCACATGCACTCTCCCCATACCAGATGAGCGGAACCTGGTGTGGTCGCTGCTACTACCAGCGGGACTCCCCAGTAATACTGTGATTGTCAACGTCTCCGCATTCGTGCGGAATAAATCCTTGGTCCAGGAGACTCTGAAGGTTCGTCATCCTGAGCTAGGTAAGTTGGTAGACGTGACCACAAAGCTCATGGGAAGCACCTCTGCCAGACCACTAATAGTGACCTCACTGTATGGAGAACAAGAATCACGCCGGGATCTAAATCTAATCCGTGCTCAGTGGGACCTAAGCAGCCTAGTAGGTGCCCCTACCAGGCCAGGGAAGTTGCTAGTGCTGTGGCCTATGCCAGTAGTATCGGTAGATCCTATAGCTACAGGCAAGTATCCTGCGGAAACCGTCCAAGCCTCCTACAGGTGGAATACCTCCCGACCGGTGAAGATTTTCAGCCGTAGTTCTCCAGATCAACGAGGCAATCCAATATCTAATCTGGCTCTAGCATCTAACTATATGTTCCCTCCAGCAATCATCACGGTGCCTGATGGGGAATCGTCTGCTATGTTAGAGCTGATATTCAGTGCGAACGGCGCTCAGGACTACGAGGTTGGCTACCGGATACCCAACGCCACATTTATACCGTGTTAGCTAGCCAAGGTTGCGCCACCACACAGCGGGTGGTATAATACTTATTACTCTACAGAAAGGACAGGCAATGGATCAATTCCAATGCACGGTAGATTGCTACACTACCGCAGACAGTGGTCCACGGGACCCTTATCAATGTCAATTCGGTGTATTTCACACCACCGAGAATGGTGATTCCGTCCGCGCTCTAGACATTGCTATGTGGCAACAAAATCCAGCTAACGGGTCTAGCTACAACGTACTAGTAGGTACCGATGGCACTACAGTACGGTCCAACGATGACGACTATATTCCTTGGTCAGCAGGTTATACTGGCAATATGAGGGGCATCCATCTGTCCGCGATTGGTCGGGCTGCTCGCACCAGGGAGGATTGGCTCGCTCATCCTGCACAGATTGAGGCAATGGCTCAGTGGACTGCACATCTGCATACCCAATATGGATTCCCTCTGGTGTGGTTGAGTGCTGCTGACCTGCGAGCAGGTAAGGAAGGCTTCACTGGACATGCCCAGATCTCAGAAGCATGGCATGAGGTAGACCACACAGATCCCGGCGCGGGATTCCCCCACGATGTGGTGCTCAGTCGTGCTCAACAAATTGTCAATGATCCCGACTCTTCCTCAGGAGAAGACTCTATGTCTAATGATGAAATCCTCGCTAAGCTCAATGAGGTCCAGACCACTCTGCGAGAGGTCCTCCGTCAGCTGGGTCAACCAGGTGGTTGGCCACAGGGAGGCCGTCGCACCCTATATGATTTGACCTCTGCCATTGCGGAGAAGCAATCCATCCCCCACACCTACGATACCCTCGCTGACGATACTCAAAAGAAGGAGTGATACTACCTATATGACCACATACCCAGAGCTAATCCAAGCTCTATCCCCGGTCCTGGTCGCGATTGTAGCTGCATATAGTAGTGTGGTCGTAGCTAGGATCGGTCGGATTCAAAAGGAAATCTCCACCGAATCCAGCACTAAAAATCTAGGGGAATCCGTAGATCAGATCAGGGGTCAGGTGAATCGAATAACCCATGACCATCCTGATGTGCTCAATGCCCTAGAGCATATAGAATCCGAGCTCCAGCTGATCAATAAACGCCTGGACAGCATAGAGCTCCATAACCGAAAGGACGTTTAACCTCATGGAACCTGTGACTGCCATTGCCACCGTACCAGCGGTACTAGCCCTAGTAACGCTAGCTAAAGACCTAGGCATGCCCTCCCGCCTAGCACCTGTACTAGCCTTGGTACTAGGTGTGGTGCTAACCCTACTGCACACCCTTGGCCTGGGAGAGGGCATCACCACACACAATGTGTATGGGCTGATCACCAGCGGTATGATCCTGGGTCTGAGTGCATCTGGCTTGTACGATGGCTCTAAGCTCATCAGCCAGGGCAAGCAAGCTAGTTAGCACAACCACACCCCCTAATTACTGTCCTTCCAACCGGAAGATCGTAACCCCTTCAGGCTCACAGAGGTATGGGCTTGCTCGGATTCTTCATCATAGGAGGGGCAGATTTTCATATCGTCATCCAGATAGAAGGTGCCGGATCCTGTCTTGCTCTGCACATCCATACGTAGGGTTGGTCGGTCCTTAGTAGGAGACTGAAGACTGATGATGAAGTCGCACCAAGCATGGAGGGCTGTGGACCCAAGGATGCGGTCTTGCATAGATTCTATCTTCCCCGTCACACTCTTACGTGTGTGGTGTACAAAGATAATAGCGCATTTGGTCTCTGTGGCTACCTCCTTCACGTCGCTGAGCACACTATACATATCGGCAGAGTTATTTACGTCAGCACCACCAATGGCCATGCTGAGTGTGTCAATGATGGCGAGCTTAAGGCGATTCTCCTGGATGATCTTTCGAAGTCGGGTCTTATCCAGCTGGACAGACAAATTCATAGGGCTAAAACTGATCTTGAGCTTAGTCTTCTTAGGGGGATGCCATACCAGGTCCGGAGTGATATAGCCCCTCCAATTATAACGCTGGCGATGATCATCCTTGCTGAGCATATGGTCTAGCCGTGACATGAGCAAGGGTTTACCATCCTCCAGAGCAAATAAGCCTACGGGGAGTGACCTAGGAATTTCAATACCGAGGGCATTGGTCCCAGTGCTTATCCCCAGAGCTAGCTCTAAGGAAAGCCTAGTTTTACCCACTTTTGGTGGGGCTACTAGCATGCCACAGCCACCCTCCGGTATCAGCCCTGGGACCACCCACCGCATAGGCGTCTGAGATATTTCCCCCATCTGGTCCCAATCTAGCACCTCGCTATTGATAGCACGCACCACATCAGGGGGGAAGCGGATATCCCTCCATGACATCTCTGGAGGGTATGCCATGCCGTACCTCGCAGGCCAACCGTCCTCGGTATAGCTAAAAGCTGCTTTATTAGCCACCCTTCTAGGCTCACGGGGGCTTCCCGGACCAGAGGGGGGCTGTGCAGCTGTAGCAGGTGTGGTCTGCCTTCCGCTGGACCGGTAAGCTTTAGCTACATCATCACGAAGCCGATCTGGAGATTCCCGCCATTTATTCCATTTGCATGAATTCAATAGCTTAAATGCTAGCTCTTGCTCTACACCAAGCTCCGCAAATGATCTCGCGAGCTTCCATAAGATCTTACTACGGTCACCTGTAGGATTATTCCTCCCCATGACCATAGACATATCCCGGGAAAGCCCAAGATAATTAGAAATCCTTGCAATCAAGCTACCACTTGAGACGGGCTTTCCATGGGAGACTAGAATCTTCCCGCGGAAAGCCTTCTTCTTATGGTGAATGCTCCCTGGTATGCGTAGTAATTGCCCTACATCTACCCCAGACCGGTCAGCACCAATCGCATGAGCTAGGACCCCCATTAACCGATCCCGGTGAAATTCCCCGCTAGAGATTTGATCTTTCAGCAGCCAGATAGCTTGCTTATGCCCTGGAGACGTCTCCCATACATAGGAGGGCTTTAGCTGCATGAGCAGGTCATCATTGAAATTATCATCACAATCGACCCAGACCACACGCTGGGGACCAAATCCATGCCTACGGCGTGTAGGCTCCGTAGCTACAGCGGGAGTCCAATACCAGTCATCACTACCAGTGATTTTAGGAGTGAAGCTGACCACACGGTGGTGGCCACCATCAATGAATTTCTCCGTAGGCCTTCCGATATGGTGGATGCGCGGAGTCCACACATATCCCGTGATTCCCGAGTGACGCCATACTCGCTTCATGATGGCTTGATACTGTTTATCCACTGGACTACCTCCTGCGCAGATGGGTCGCAGGATACGAATGTCATAGCTCCTGCTTGGTCAAATTGGTCCAGCACATAACGTTGTGCTGCACTAGGCTGTGCATATGGGTCCCTCTTGGCCTCTATAGCGAAGAACTGTCCATATGCACAGCCTAAAATGTCGGGAGTACCTCGCAGCTGCATGGCACTCCCATGGGTGCGGAGGGCAAACACCCCCGGGATGCTATTGAGTGTGGTCAGCATCTTGCGGACGATGTCTGCTTCCTTCATTATGATTAATAGCTATTTAGCAGCTTTACGGGGCGATCGCTTAATAGTCCGGCGCTTAGCAGGGGCTTTGGTTGCGCGTCGGGGAGCAGGTTCTGGATCTTCATCCTCTCCTCCATCAGCGAAATCATCATCTTCGTCATCAAAATCATTGCCCTCAACATCGCCATCATTACCGGATGTGGCGGGTTCATCGTCCTCAGGGAATTTGTCATCGAGATCAGACTCTTCGTCATCAAAATCATCAGAGTCATCATAGTCCTCCTCGTCATATTCGTCATCTTCGTATTCGTCTTCATATTCGTCTGACTCAGACTCATCATAGCTGCTAGGGTCTTCAGATGAAGAGCCAGAATCCTCTTCAGAGTTAGGTCCCTGAGTAGGATCTTCCATCTCAGCGGTGAATTCCGCACTATATACCCCAGTGAGGGTTGACCGCTCGACTCCATTATAGAGGTCATCCTCCACCTCTGCAGAGATCACAGCCCCCACAATAGCCTCCGGATCCAGCTTGATAGCACGCTGTGGGACCTTTTGACCAGCTGCTACCAGGATGTCCCGGAGCTTCCAGAGCTGATTAGGCTGGAGCTTGCAGTAGAAGGGGAGCAGACGAGTCCGGAATTGCTGACTAGTCGGCTGAAGGCCATAGACAATCATCGGAGTGCCGTCCTTAGCCTCAGTCTGCTGGACAGATGCGATGCGCATCCGGTAGAGGCCAATGGGCATCTTGCGAGTATTCCATGAGGAGCGTTCCTCAGTCTTGGAGAAGTCAATAGTGATCTTTTTAGCCATGATGGCTTCCTTTCTTAGGATTTGGTCCAGCCGAGCAGAGAATCCAGACGCTCTACGCTGGGATTGGGTAAGAAGGGCGGACGCCCCTTATATTCGGCAGATCGTGCTCCTGCGACCACACCAGGTGTGGGTGTGAGCCAGAGCCGCCGACGGTATTTGCCATTGACATTGGCGATATACAGACGACCAATGCAATCGGACATCGTAATCAAGGATCGTGCAGCCCCTTGAGGCAGATCAAGAGTAACAGACGCGATCACCTCCTCATCATCATCTTCACTGACCCAGTCTTCAGTAGGAGCCACCAACTTCTCCTGGCAGAGAATGATGACCTTACGGCTTTCTCCCTTCAATCCTCGGATCAGAGTCGCCAGAGCTTGGTTAGCAGCCCCCCACATGCTGAGGGTAGGGGTTTTACCTCCGCTCATAGCATGGAGCATATGCTCATGCAGGGCAGTAGCTGTGTCTACGACCACATGGGTGTGACTCTTGAGGAATGCTGGGCTCAGCACCTCACGATTCAGATTGGACACGCTTACGTCATTTATTACGGTGAATCCTGAAGTGTCGGTGCCAATAAGGCCATCGTCCGCATTGATGATAGCCGTCTTCCCTCGGGGAGCTCCCTTCAGGGAGAATGTGGTCTTGCCTACCTTAGGCTTACCGTAGATGGTATAAATCATTAGCTATTCTCATCCTTTCTTTGGTTAGGATAGTAGTCTAGGGGGTCATGTGTGGTCGTGTACCGGGTTTGCTGCTCTAGGGTGCTAGATCCGTGGATCAGGTCTGCCACAGTCAAGTCCTTGAACCTGCACATATACCCGCTACATTGTGCCAGATTGCGCTCCACACGGTCAGGATCATCCCAGTGGTAATTGAGCATACGCTTAGTGGATGTGAAGAATGACTTGAGCTGACGTGTAGCCTGCTCCTTAGTAAAGCACATATAGTCACGACGGAATAGGTCGGTATATGTGCGATTCTGTAGGTCCTCCAGAAAGTCTGCTACGTACTGACGCTCCGTAGGGTCTGGAATGCTAAGCATATCCTCCCCCTGGATTACGGAGAGCATATTATTATCTAGCAGCCATTTGCGGAATACCGGATAGGTGGTGCCAATGGGCTTCAGAGTCCGAGAGAGTCGACCTGTCTTTGTCAGTGTAGGCGTGCGGATGGCCCCAGTCTTGCAATAGTCATAGATGAATCCCTTCGGTTGAGGAATTCCCAGCTTCAGGTATTCCGGGGATTTGCGACATGCCCACAGATAGCTGTAATTCTGGAATGACAGCTCTCGGTATCGCCATTCAGGGAGCTGAGCATGGGTTTTATGGTCCAGAAGCCATACATCACCTACAGAATCCCGCACCACTAGGTCTATCCGTCCTCGGTATAGGGCTTTGCCATGGAATAAAGGTCGCTCCACCGTGATCTCCGCTGTGATTGGCTCCAGCTCATCATCATGGTACACATACTCGTAGCTGAGCATGATATTCTCACACTCAGCAGCTAAATCCATAGCCACCTCGTCAAAAGATTCTGATCGGAGCTGCTCCGTCAGCTCAGCATGCTTTGTGCGCCAATCTCGACCATTAGCACGCTCTTCAAGCAGGGAGTGGATCCATGTGCCTCGAGTGAGCGGCTTGCTAGTAATGCGCGGACGTAGCCCAAGCACAGTGCTGTAGTATACCTCCCTAGGACAGCCCACAAAGCTGCTAACCATACTCTGGGTGACCACGGGGACGCCTTGCGCTGTAGTAGGCCACCAACCACACACCCCCTGCTTAGTAGGTGGCAAGGGGGTCACCTCCCCAGAAGCGGGAGACCGTGACGTCCGCTTTGAGCTGGAATTTCGTTTCACAAAGATCATCTGCCTTTTCCATAGTAGACTTGACAATTTGGGCTACCTTCCGTGCGTGCTTACGTGGAGCGGTGAGGCATACGCTGTCGTGCACGGTAGTAATAAGCTTAGCCCCAAAACGCCGCAAACGCAAATCCCCAGATAAACGAGCTAAACTTACTAGCATTAGGTCACTCCCGGTAGATTGCACGGGTGAATTGATGGCTTGACGGAAGGCATTTTCTTGGACCCAAAAGTCAGGACTGTAGACCTTGGGTAGATGACGCACCCGTCCAAATGCATTGACCACACAGCCATGATTTATGGCGAATCGTCGCTGTTCACGGTACCACTCTGGCAATCGGTTGAAGGTCCGGAAGTACTCCCTGCGGAATTCTTCTGCCTCTGTGGGAGAAATGATAAGGCCATAATTCTCTTGTAGGTAGTTGGCAAAGTGCTTAGATTGCATACCATAGAGGAATCCGAAATTCACGCCCTTTGCTAAGGTCCGCTGAGTTTTGGTCACTTCCTTCTCACCAGTTAGGCGTTGAGCTATGTAGGTGTGGATGTCCACACCCTCTTGGAATAGCCGCTGCATAGTAGGCTCACCAGCGAGCACAGCTGCGACCCTTAGCTCCAGCTGGGAGTAGTCAGCTTCGATCCAGAGGTCTGTAGGATCACCGAAAAGATTCCGTATCTGGGGATCCCGGGGAATCTGCTGAGCATTAATCCCAGGATTGTCCGGAGCAGGGCTAGCGCTGCTGAGCCTACCTGTGACAGTCCCTGTCAGGCGGAAGCTCGTAGGGATGCGTCCATCTACAGAACGGTCCCGTAGAGGGACTATGAATCCAGTATGCAACTTATGTAGCGTGCTGCGATCCCGGAGGAGCTTAGCCGCCGGATGTGTGAGCTTTGCCAAGGCAGACTGCGACAGGGACGGACTCCCCTCTGGCCAATGCTTGCTAGACTTCCCCCGGGATACTATAGGAGCCCCCATATGGTCAAATAGCCACCATCGGGTCCAGTTGGTATTGCCCCACTTGGGGGTAGATTTTTGCAGGTAGTCAGGCCACTGCTCCCTGGGAGGGATGGAGGCATCTAGTGTGTGGTCTATGGCTTGGAGTTGCTCCGTGATCTGGGCATTGACCACACTTAGCTGATTCATCCGTATAGGTAGACGGTTATCCTCCATCTGGGTGAGGGGTTGGATCGCTGGAATCATGATATTGGTCATGACCCATTCAGCACTACCTCCCGGTGGTTGGTGACGCTTGAGCTGACGCTGCTGATAGCGCATCAGCTCTCTGGTGACGTAGACGTCCTTAGCTACGTACTGACATAATGCGTCATTGACCCTAGTAAGATGGCTAATCTCTCCCAGAGTCCAGTCACTATACCCCAGGAGCCTCATCCCTAGATTCTTCAGGCCGACCTTAGCGTTCTCGTCCAGTAGGTGAGCCATAAGCATAGTATCCCACGTGCAATCCACGGTAGCTCCATAATGACGTAGCCACCTCATGTCAAAATGAGCATTGTGGAATACCCCACGGGGTAGGTGGAGCTTTGCGATGTCCTTTAACTTCCTAGGAATCCAGACTATTACTTGCTTGCTCCGTAGGGGGGCGAATCCGATGCAGAGAATCCGCCCCTTCCCTATGGTGAGGGATGTAGTCTCGATATCACAGATTATTGGGTCCTTCCTGCTTGCTAAGTAGGTAGTAAGCCGGTCTGCATCTTGTGATATCGAGATCTTCATCATATTCCTCTCTGTGTGGTCTTACCGAGTGCGACGGATCCGGCGCCGACGTTGCGTAGACTTTGTACCCCGCTCA